CATCTAAAGTTGTAAATGTTGGTGGAATAACTTGTCCACCAAATGTATTTGTACCCCAACCAAAACCATACCCTTGAGTAACAGGTCCTATTTCATAATAAGGATCTATAGTTGCAGTTGCAATAGCGCCACCTGTACCGGTTTCGTTATTATTAGCTAAAGTTGTCATTTGAGTAGTTAGTGTAGTAGCACTTGGAGTGCTTAATACTTCAAATAACTTTCCATCAAAATCTGCAGCTGTGAAAGAAGTACTAACCCCTGTTAAAACAACAGACCCATCTCTTACTAAAAGAATATCACCTACTGTTGCATTGTGTGCAGCACCATAAGTTAGTGTTAAAATATCTGAACCATTAGAAGTTCCAATAGAAACTCCTGTTTGAATCTTTGTAGTATCGATTGGAGTGATGTCATACACAGCACCTTCAAAATAAATGTAAAGCATTTTGTTTGTGCCAATTGCTACATATTTATTACCAGCATTATCAACCCAAGCATGTTGATCTCTGCCTGCACCTACTAAATTACTTGATGTTAATTGAGACCACCCACCTATTTTTTCAGGATAACTATATCTGAAACGCATGTAGTCACCATTGACCCATCTTCCTTCAGCGCCAGTATCTGATGATTGTTTATCTAAACCTGGTTTTAGCGTAATTTTTGTTAACATATAAACCCATTATAATATTATTTTCCAAATGCTGGTAGCCCTAACATAGGTCTTCCATCAAATTTGTTTTTCTTAGCAAATGGGCCGTTTACATGATTATAATGTAGAAATACTTGACCGCAAATGTTCCCGTCAAAAGGCTCTCGCCAATGTTCAAGTTCACAGCCACTATATACTAGCATATCACCTACTTCAAGCAAGACTTTTGTGCCTTCCGGAGCACCGGGTTTAACTAAATTTTGTCTTTCATTAATAACATTATCAGCACCTGTGCCGTCTATAAATATTGGCCATGGCTCACCACCCAAGTTTATCGTAGTCGATATCTCACAGCTTGGTCTGTCTTTGTGTCTCTTTAATTCATCCCCATTCTTATATATTCTTGCATAAGAATACGTTGGAACTAATTGCAGCCCAGTTTCCTGGGTCATGACTGGTAATACTTTCATCAATAGAGTCTCCATCACAGGGTCTGCATAATGAGAATAAGTGTTTGGAATCTGAGCATCTGTCCATGTACCTAACATCCCTGTATCATAAGTAATATTATTGTCGTACATATACTTAACTGCATCTCGTTTAAGTAGAAAGTAGTTGAATATAAAGTTAGCTAGCTCGTAGCTAACAGCACCTTTGATTATTTGATATTTATTGAACATCTGTATGCCTATATTGTTGTTTTTCTTTTACTAATAAATCTCGAGTATCATTAGGTAATACTTTAACCTCAAATTCTGTCATACCTAATTCTAATCCAGCTATAAATCTTCTCATACCAATACATATTTTATACATATTATCTTCTTCTATACACAAGATGGGATTAATCATTCCTTTTTCACCTATGTTATCTCTTAATTTTTTATATCCATCATTATCTTTTTGAGCGTCTTTACCTTTTTCAGTATTTAAAAACTTATTGCAATTTCTAAACATCATTTTATCTTTATGAATTAACATCAAAATCCTTGTTGTATAAAATTAAAACTTACTGATATTCTTAAATCATTTGATTGATTAGGTTCTACTGAATGCCATAACCAAGCAGGAAACATTATAATACGTCCTGGAATAGGGTCAAGGTTTGCATCTCTCCATAAATGTTTTGGAGGTTGACCTTCTTTTCTTGCAGGCATTACTATTTGTGCTCCAGGTCTAGGGTCATATATTTTAAGTCTGCCAGCTTGTGGGTTTGACTTAACATAATATACACCTGAAAATAATGAGTTTGGATGTATGTGTGGTTGGTTTAATCCTTCTTTAGGATTGATGTTCGCCCACATATTACCAAGGACGGGTTCTCTATCTAACCATTCTTCTTTAAATACATCTTTACACATAATCATTAGTTCGTTAACTAAAGGTTGATACTCTGGCTTTGATGCCATGTCGGTCGTAGAATGCCATCCTTTGTAATTTGTTTTCTGTACTCCTTTATCTTGATTAGACCAATTGATAATGTCTTGTGCTAGTTTATCATTATCTAATTTTATGTCTTTACCAAAAACACTTGTAGGAAAAAATTCTTCTCTAATCATCTAAAAGGTTTTCCTCCAAACCACACAACAAGAGATTGTCTTATACCTTTTGTTACTGGATTAACTCTGTGGTTTAAAAATGATGCAAATATAATAGCATGGCCTTGTTTTAATTCTGCAAATTTACCTGGAGCCATTAGTTCTAAATGACCTCCTTCAAATTCTGATGGATCATTTAACAAAACAGTCATTGATATTTTTCTAACAGGTGGTTCATGAGTCATGTTTACATCACAGTCCATATGCCAATCATAGAAACCTCCTTCAGGGTACTCTGTAAACTGAGCATTTTCCGTAACTCTTATGTCACCAAAACCAAAATGGTTTTCATTTGTTTTTTGAATAAATAAATTTAGATCTTGATACATAGGTTCCATTTCTTTAAATGGAATCCAACTAATAGTTGTAACTCTTTTCTTTGTATCGGTTCCACCTCCTGGTTTATTCATACCCACTTGAGCTTCTTGTGGTTTCTGTGCTCTACCTGATGCAATAATTTGTCTGCATTGTTCTGGTGTAAAAAGTGGTGTTGTTGTTTGTACTATCCAACTTTTCCATTTAGGTTCTGTAATAATTTTATTTTCGTACATTAGTCTCTTCCTCTATTCATTATTGGGTTATACTCCACATCCATGTTTGCAGACAACGTTCTTCTATATCCTGGTCCATTAAAAGGATAGACACAATGTCTAACATCATAAGGAAAAATATAAAAATCTCTTTCAGTAATATTAGGAGAGTAATCACAAGTTGCAAATTGACCTGATACTGATCCCATAATTTGTAACTTACCATTCATTGGATTATGTTCTGAAGAATATTCTACTCCAAAAGATTTTGGTAATTTTAAAATCATAACACTTGATAGACCCGTATACAAAGAACCTTGGTGCACATGCACTGGATTATATTCATGTTGAAACATTTGATTCACCCAAATAGAATTTAATGATTTTTTATAACCTTTGATTTTATTAAAATCTAGATAGTGACCCATAGCTTTATCAACCCATTGTAAGACATTATCTGGTAACATATTGTGATGATGCATCTTTGAAGTGTCCGCTCCTTGATAGAATAAACTATGTTCTTTCTCAATCTTACCCACTAATTGTTTATTAGCTGGAGGTAGTGTTGGATACTTTGTTTCATAAATAGTGTTGATAGTATTAAATACATCAAGAGGTACTTGATATTTCAAAACTGTTTGTCCTAAGGGACAGATACTAAAATTTAATGTGTCCATATTTTTCTCTTATTCTTTCTGGAATCTTTTCAATGTAAGGGTTATATACTTTTCTAACTTTACCTGCAAATAGTTTATGCATATTACTACCTACAATTTTATCATCATAAGTTAAACCATTTACATTTACTGGGTCTAAGTTATTAAATCTGTGGTTAAAGTAAGGCTCACCTATAAATTGATATATTTTTCTAAACTCTTGTTCAGGATTAGTGACCACATCATCATACTTTACATAGTGACACATATCTTTATAATTATATGAATTTTTAATTGCTTCTAGTTCTTTAGCAACAGCACCATTTTTATTCATAATCATTGCTAATTTTTCTTCATCAGTTTTTAAATTATGTCTATTAGGAAATGCATCAGGGTTTTCTGTGTACCATTGCATATAACTTGCTAATACATCTATTAAATCTCTAAGTAATACAATACATTTAAAAGGTCTTTTAAAATGTTTTTGCATTAATTCAAAATTACCAGGAGTTGTTACTGGTCCACGATCAATAATTATACGTTGAGGCCAATCTTTGTAGTAAACATCATATACTGAATCTAATACATTATCTAAAGATTTATGATCTGGATAATTTTGAAACACATCAGTTTGTTTAAGTAAAAACAAATCTTTTATTATCTCTAATGTAATAGAATTAGGAGTAGCTGCTATCTCAGGGTTTTGATTCATAATACTTGCAAATAAAGTATTACCCGATCTAGGTTGTGCTACTAAAAATAAGAGTTGTTTATTTTGGTTTGGCTCCGAGGTCATTAGTCAATTGTTCTTTCTTGTTATAAATCATTTCTCCTGATTTTTTAACTCTTTCTATTGTTTGTAATTGTCCTAATACATTAAACACTTCCGGCTGTGATGAGCCTGCTGTCAATGTCTCTGCCTTATTTTTCATTATTAAATGGTAGGAATCTAGTTGATGACTGTTAACATCTTTGTCATCAAACGAACCATCATTAAATTCTTTTTTAAGAACTGACCATAGTTTAATTTCTCTCATACGATCACGTGCTACTAACTGCATGTTAGCAACAGAATAAGTTTTTTCATCTATATCAATTTGAAGTAGTTCTCTTTTTAAAGGGTCTTCTTCGTTAAGTAATTTTTCTTCTAATCTTTTTAATTTAACTTCATTACGTCTTGCATCAAATGATAGACTCATTAAGTTTTCTAGGAATACATTTTGTTCTCTAACACATTGCCAATACTTAGAAGCTTTAGTTGGGTACTTCGCATCTTGAAGAACAGACATTCTCATTTCTGTTTCAGTTCTAAACACTTGTTTCTTAGTCCAAGTATCTCTAAGCTCATTTGTTAATTCTTTAAATTCTTTTACTTCATTTGGATCTAATAAATTATTTAAGCTAGGAGCTTCTTTTTCTATTAATGCATGTATGTTTCGTTTTTCTGTCATTATATTCCTTTCATTGAATAGATTTAATATAACTACTTAAAGTTATAAGTCAAGTTAACTTGTAGATATGTTTTTAGTTATAACTGTAGCTCCTGTAAATTCTTCTGTTGCCGCTGTTCCTGCATCCGGACTACCTCCAAAAATTAATCCTGAACTTTGGGATCCTGCTCCACCCATGCCTGATCGTGCACTTGCTATAACAGGTGCATTACTCCAACTTGTACCGTTATAATGTTCTGTAGCTGTTGTAGATGGTGTTCCTCCTGCTACCCAAGCTGCAGTTTGAGTTGCACCTTGTCCGCCAAATCCCATAGCATTTCTTCCCACACTTAAAGCTCCACCTGCAGTCCAAGTCGTGCTATTAATTTCAAAACTAGTTGTAGTAGACGCTGGTGGTGTGCCTCCTGCAAAAACTCCTGCTGTAGCTGGTCCTGATGAAGCTCCTGATTTTAATGCAAAAGGAGTTGCTGGATTAGCAGTCCAATTAGTTCCATCAAAAGATTCAGAATTATTTACAGCACTTGATCTTGGATTTGCTCCACCAACAATTAGTCCTGCTCCAGAAGTTCCAAATCCTGATAAATATGATCTTGCTGCATTTAGTGCATTCGTTGCGGTCCAACTTGTTCCATTATATAATTCAGAATTAGTTACAGGAGTAGACGAAGGATTATTTCCCCCTGCAGCAATAAATGCTGTTTGAGTACCTAACCCTCTTGATACTGAGTATCTTGTTGTTCCTAAATCATTTTGTTCAGACCATGAAGTTCCATTATATTCTTCTGTTTTTCCGGTTGCACTTGATCCTGTATTATAACCTGCTACACCTAGTCCTGCATTTTGTGTTCCACCGCCAGCTACATAAGATCTTGCACTAGTCATATTTCCACCACTAGCCCATGAAGCAGCTAAAGCTATACCATCAACACGCAAATTACCTGTAGTAGAATTATACCATACCTGTCCATCTTCTGCTCCGGCAGGATCTGCTGATAAGTATCTAACTCTCAGTCCTCTGATTGTGTTGTAGCCAGCCATTTATAAATTCCTATGCGTAAGGTAGTGTTATTGGACCTGGTCTACCGTTTCTAAGTTTATCTTCATCTGACAATGCGTCCCACGCTTCTTGTGCTGCAGTTACTTCTGCGTCAACAATAGCTTGAGCTTCTGCGTGTGTTTTTGAAACACCGTTTTTTGCAGCTAGCCATAGAGCACCTTTTTCATTTTTACCAATGACCCAGACGTTTCCAGGGTGACCTGCTAAATAAAAATCTTGTCTATCCTGGTGGGTAAAAAACCCTTTTCCAGTGTTTGTAGCGGTACCATACATAAATAGTTCCATAATATTTACTCCTTTGTTATTGTTATATCGTTAAATTTATTCATTATCAACTACTTGTTAATGTTCTTACTGTACTAACTAAATCATATTCTTCACTTACAGTTTTTGTAGTAGCTCCACCAATTCTTAAAGCAAATCCTGCACTAGGTGCTATCTGACCTCCATTAGTAACATGATTTGATCCTGCTGCCATTGAAGGGTTTGATCCTATTGAAGTTCCATTCCAAGTAAATGTAGTTGCTGATCCTGGATGTCCTCCAAATACAATAGCGTTTGTTGAAGAACCAGCACAACCTAGTCCACCAGTTACTGCAGGTAAATTAGCTGCTCCTGCTGTCCAAGTGCTTCCATTAAAATCTTGAATTGTAGCTATGTATCCTGGATTAGGGGGTCCACCATAACCTCCAAAAGCTACTCCAGCAGTAGATGTTCCACATGAAGCTGATTGTGCAGTTGGTGCATATAAACTTCCTGGAGTATTAGTCCAAGATGATCCGTTATATAATTGAGAATAATTAGTTCCAGCAGTAGGTCCCCAACCACCAACTCTAATAGCCGCTGTTTGTATACCGAATCCAGAAACTTCATTAATTGCTGGTGAAATATTAGAAGGGTTTGTTGCCCAGTTAGTTCCATCATATTCAAAAGTACCAGCAGATTGAAAAGATAAAGCTGCTGTTTCTGTTCCACAACCTGCATTGTAAGCTTGTGCTGCTGGTAAATCATTTTGTGATGACCAGCTAGTTCCATTGTAAGATTGAGTTTTTGCAGAGTTAGCATTTGAAGGTCCTGTTGCTCCACCAAATGCAAGCATTGAAGTCATTGCTGATCCAGCAGCACCACCACCATAAGAAGGTGTATTTAAAGTTCCACCACTTGACCATGAAGATATTCCCACTGTACTTTTAAAAGTACCAGAATTCGTGTTAAACCAAATTTGACCTTCTGATAGTGCAGCAGGAGGGTCACTACTTAAATTTTTAATCTGTTTTCCAAATATTTCTTTGTATGTTGTCATAATTTTTTAACTTGTTGTAAATGTTTTTGTTGCAGCAGCCAGATTATATTCTTCTGTTGATGCTGTGTAAGGACTACCACCAAAAGCTAATCCTGCTGTTGTAGTTCCACCCATTCCATAAGAATTCCTTGGAGTTCCCATAGTTGCGCCAGTAGTAGACCAATTAGTTCCATTCCATTCTTCTGTTGCATTAGGACTGGGGTTACCCCCTATTATAGCAGATGTTGAAATTCCAAACATACTATTACCACCAGATCTTGGTGAATTTAAATTAGGACTTGCTGTCCAAGAAGAACCACCCCATTCATAACTATTAGTTCCAAAACCTCCTGCCGCTATTGCGGCCGCTGAAGTTCCAGCTGTACCACCTCCCGATCTACCTGCAGGTAAACTAGCTACGGCTGTCCAAGCGGTTCCATTATATTTACATGTTTGTGTTGGACTTTCTGAAGCTCCATTACTTAATCCTGTTGTTAGAGTACCACACCCACTTGTATTATGAAAATTTGCAGGCATGTTTCCACCACCTGTCCAAGAAGAACCATCATATTCTTCTGTGGCATTAGTTGGTCCATAACCTCCACCTAACACGGCGGAAGTTTGAACACCAAAACCTGCTCCAGCCCTTCTTGCTGTTGACAAAGCTGTAACATTAGTCCATGAAGAACCATTATAAGTTTCAGTAGAAGTTGTATTAGCTGTTGGAGCTGCTGTGTAACCACCAAAAGCGATACCAGCAGTTTGTGTACCTGCATTTAATCCTGCTATCGATCGAGATACATTTAAAGCTCCACCTGATGACCAAGCACCAGTTAACACTACACCTTTTAATGTTTGAGAAGTTGAGTTATACCACATCTCCCCATTCGCAACCGGAGAAGGATCTGATGAAAGCGATCTTATTAATGTTCCTCTAATTTCTTTAAATGTAGTCATTTAACCCCTAGTTATTCTTTAGAAGCCATCCCTGAGTATTGTCTGTAAATACCAAAGTAAAGCCCGCTCTCTCAGTTGCTACTGTTAAGTCTGCTGCTGCACCTTGAATGTTTTTTCCGTTTCTTGCTACGGTTAAGTTGTATGTATCAAAGGTACCTGCATAATCTACAAAAGATATTTCATCACCAATTGCTGGGGATGCTGGTAAAGTAGCAGTGATTATATTTCCAGTAGTGTTTAAAAAATAACCATTACCCGAAGCCACATTTATTGTAGCGGCTGCTGACACTGCTTGCCATGCTGTCCCACCTGAATTGTCTACAAAAGATAAAACACCTGAACCATTGGTAGTTAAAATTTGATCTGCTGTTCCTGTTGCTGTTGGTAAAGTTAATGTATAAGCTGAACCTACTGTTGCGGGTGCTTTTAAACCAACATACTCTGCTCCTGAAGCATCACCTAATCTTAATTCTTTTTCTGCATCAATTTGTAAAGCTGTTCCAGCTGTCCATGTTAAATTTGCATCTCCTGCAAATGCTCCTGAACTATTAAATTGAACTTGTGTAGTCGATCCACCAGGTAGACCACCTACAACTATTTCTACTATATCTGGATTAACAGCATTATTACCTTTTGCATTAATAATTTTTGTACCTTTATCAGTAGCTGACCAAGTAACACTTGACCCGGAACCAGAAGCATATTCAAACTCAACTGTGAAAGATCCACTTGTTCCATTTTCTATAAAATAAAAATTCTCTACATCAATAGGAATATTGACTGTTATGTTTCCAGTAATTGTACCAGTTAGTTTTATAATTCTTGTAGCTAAAGCAGCTCCTGTGCCACCATCTGTAACGGTTAAAGTTGTTGCACCAGTTCCATTAACTGCTTGCTCAATATAACCACCAGATATTTGTTCTAAAAT